TTTGCCGGTAGTACTTACAGTTATTACAAAAATAATTGAGCTGATTGCAACGAATTTGCCGCAGTTTTTAGAAATGGGCATGCAGGTGCTTTTAAATTTAATTCAAGGGTTGACATTGGCGTTACCTCAAGTTATTGAAGTTGTGCTCGTCATTATTATAACACTTTTAACAACGTTTGTAGAGCAATTGCCGATGATTATCGAGATGGGAACGTCCATTTTACTTGCTTTAATTGAAGGAATCGTTCAATTGTTACCTGTACTAATTGATACAGGTCTTCAATTGTTGCTAACTATTGTTGAAACGGTTATCAATAATTTACCAATGATTATCGATGCAGGCATACAGATTTTGACATCTCTGATTGATGGGATCGGAAAAATCATCCCGCAACTCATACCTTTAGCGCTGAATATTATAATTATGTTAGCCGCAGCATTGATTAAGAATTTACCTAAAATTATTGATGCTGGGATTAGGATATTAAGAGCCCTGATAGAAGGCGTCATTAAGATTTTGCCTCAACTTATCTCGTTAGCTTTACGGTTGATTGTCGAATTAGCGAGTGCTTTAATTCGCAATTTGCCGAAGATTATTGCTACCGGTATGCAAATTTTACTCAAATTAATAAGTGGAATCATAAAAGCTTTGCCTCAATTATTAAGGCTCGGTGGTGAGTTAGTTGTTAATTTAGCAAAAGCTGTTGTAAAAAAGGTACCTAATATGCTCAATGTCGGGAAAGACCTTGTAAAAGGTTTAATTAGTGGCATTAAGAAAATGACCGGTAAGGCAATTGAAGCGATAACCGGAGTAGTTGGCGGAGTTATTAATAAAGCAAAATCACTACTTAAAATTAGTTCACCATCGAAACTTTTCGAACAATACGGGAAATGGACAGGCGAAGGTCTAGCAAAAGGTATCGAAAGCATGCAAAAGATAGTCGAAAAAGCCTCTGAAAAGCTTGGTTTAGGTGTGGATGATGCATTAAGCTCACAATTGCAGATTGATAGATTGAGGTCGTTAAGAGGATATACACCAAATGCTGCTGTATTAGCTGGATATATTCCAAACACTTTACAAGTGACACAACAACTAATCGAAAGCACAAAACACAGACAGCAACAACCGGTTATCAAATTAGAGGCGGGCGATGTCATAATGGACGGTCGCAAAGTTGGAGAAATTGTTTGGAGACCGGTTAAAGAAAACATAGACCGAGATGCCAAAATTATAAAAAGTTTCAGGGGGTGATTGTTTGCTATATAACAACATTGATATGTCACAGTATATGAGGATTATTGCTGTACGAGGAAGAGGTTTAACAGAACAAGAATTGACTACTATTCGTGTTATCGGTTCAAATGAGGACTACGTCACATATCGCACTAAGCCCCCTCGTTATTTAGAAATAGATTATGAGATTCGCGCAAAAAACAAAGAAGAATTGCGCAAGAAAATCGATGCAGTTAGCGCAATTATAGAAACGACTGAAAAAGTACCGATTATTTTTCCTGACGAACTTGATCGCACTTACTTTGGCGAATATGCAGGCGCAGAACAAAGTGTTGAATATCACCATATCGGCATACATCGTGGCACAATCTATATTTTAAGAGACCCCTACAAATACGGTCCCGAACTCGAAGCCATCTTCCCATCCGATGTCGTCACACTCAACAACAATGGAACCGCAGAAGCCGATCCGATTTTCGAATTAGAAGTGCTTCAACCCGTCACGTTTGCGATGATACAGAATCAAGATGATGAATATATGATGATCGGTCGTCCTGCTGATGTCGATGTTGATGTCGTAAATGAACGCATTTTGAAACTAGAAGAACGCGGAGCAACACTGAACGAGTGGACAAGTCAAGGAACTGCGGTAGACGGCGGAAACGTCAGCGGACAATTCGGCTACGACGGAACAGGAATTACGGTCGCATCGCACGGAACGGGCGAAAGATGGCACGGTCCGGCCGTGATGCGAGAAATTACACCCGTCCAGGATTTTGAAGTCGAAATGATTTGTCAAGGCATAACCGATGCACCGGACGATACGTTCCGCATGGAATTTTATTTGTATGACGAATATTTTAACGTTTTAGGGAAAATGGCTGTGCTAGACAACGATACCCGCTTATACCGAATAAAAGCCGAGGGAAGAATTGGTCCATTTTTAGAGCATTTTGGCTCTAATTACCTCATTACCGAACAGAACTATTCATATCACGGCGGGTATTTCTACGGTCTACTGCGGTTCAGACGGGTAGGAAACCGTTTTGAGTTGTATGTAACAAGGCTAGACAACAATTTACGGCATATCAACTCTTACACAGCGAGTTATGTAGATACGAATAATCAATATGCCGGACGGTTGCGTTATGTACAAATCCACACCGGCATGTTCGCAGGAACTCAAAACCCGTATTCGTCAAGAATCAACATGATACGTGCGTATGAGCTGGCGCAAGTAACGGAAGATCAAACCCCTTACATCGCTTATCCCGGCGATGTTATCACGTTTGACCATGCGGAAAAAGATATCTTGGTCAACGGAGAAAGTCGAAAAGATTTGAAAGATTTCGGCGCTAGATTCTTCCGTTTGCAAAAAGGCGAAAATCAGTTTGTAGTTTTACCGTCAAACTCTTTCGCGGTTAGAGTAAGATACCGAGAACGTTTCTTATAGGGAAGGTGAGTACTTTTGATCCACATAGCAGATTCGCAAACTGATAAGATACTAGGTTTTATCCCTGAAGATGAATTTTGGGATGACGTTCATAAAAAGTCGCTCAAAGATACGCTCGAAACGTTTGATTTCACCACGTTTGCCGATCGGGAGTATGCCGAACATCTTGCGAAAAGAAACCGTATCATCATTCCTGACGAAGATGGAAGATACATCGAGTTTATCATCGAAAACACGCGCAAATATCGTGACACAGACGGTAGCTTATTCATCGAAGTCTATTCCGTCTCGTCATATCTCGAATTAGCCAAAGCGAAAACGATTGAGCCTCAAACGCTATCAGATCAAACGCCTAATATGGCGCTAGGCTTTGCGCTAGAAGGTACGGGATGGGTCCCAGGTCGGATTGAAGGCAGCGGAACCCGAACGTTCCACATAGATCAGTACACGAACCCGTACTCGTTTACGAAAACAATTGCGACTGAATACAAATTGGAACGAAATTTCCGTGTAGAACACGATGGAAACAAGATCACGGGAAGATTTCTTGACTTGGTTGAACGTGTCGGCATGTGGCGAGGAAGAGAAGTCGAGTTTGGCAAAGACTTAATCGGTATTGAGCGGAAAGAAGATTTCTCGAATATTGTCACTGCATTGATCGGTCTTGGCCCGGAACGTGAAGACGGCACTCGTTTACAAGTGTTTGTCGAGGACAAAGATGCATTAGCACGGTGGGGAAGGAACGGACAGCATCTCGTTGAAGTGTACGAACCGCAGTCTACTGACTCGACAATGACCGAAGAACAGTTACGAACGCTTACTGAAAACGAATTGGAAAAGCGCGTCAATTCGGTAGTTTCGTATCGTGCGGATATTGCGGATTTGGAAAAAGTGCCTGGATTGGAACATGAAAGAATTCGGTTTGGCGACACGATAAAAATTAAGGATACGGCTTTCAGCCCGCCGTTGTATCTCGAAGCCCGTGTCCATACGCAAGAACGGTCAATCAAGCGAAACGGCAGAAAAACGGTTGAACTTGGTGACTATATCGAATACACCGAGGAAGAAGTTTTTGCGATTTGGAAGTCGTTACAAGCGGAGATTGCAAAGAAAGTCAGTATGACCGAAGTAATGGAAGTCACGTACGACAAGCAGACGATTGATACGAAAGATAATACGGTTTATGACAATAGCAAATCGTATGCTGATGACGCGAAACAAGAAGCGATCACCGTTTCGGCTACGGATGCTACAAACAAAGCGAATCAAGCCGAACAAAATGCCAAGTCTCATGCGGATACTGTCGCAGAGCAAAAGAAGCAGGAAGCGATACAGCAAGCACAGTCTGAATTGAACCAAGTAAAAACCGAACTCGAAACGGATATAGCGGAAAAAGCGGATGCGACGTGGGTTGAAGGTCAGCTTCAGTCAAAAGCCGATAAAGCCGATACGTACACAAAAACCGAAGTTGATAACGCACTCAATAGCAAGGTATCAGTTACGCAGTACACGACGGACATTAACGGCATTGTAACGGACTTGGAAAGTGTCGAAAGCCGTGTGTCGCAGACGGAAAGCGAGATCGCCACAAAAGTTAGCAATACGACATATCAGCAAGATAAACAAGTAATCGAGGGTAATATTTCATCGCTTGAAACAAGAATAGACAACGCTGAAACGTCAATCACGCAAAATGCGAATCAGATTGCATTGAAAGCGAATGCGACGGATGTTTATACGAAAACGGAAATTGACGGTCAATTTTCAACGGTGAATCAGGAGATCACGGATATTGAAGCGGAATTGAGCGTACAGGCTGACGAAATTGCATTAAAGGTTAGTCAGACGGAGTTTGAAACGTTTCAAACAAAAGCATTGATTGACAAAGGAAATGCACCAAACGTTGATTGGAATACAATTCAAGAAACTGGAATCTATAACGTTGATTACGGGAGTAATCCAAAGCCAACAAATTTTCCTCAAGGCGCTTATGGTTGGGGAACGTTAATTGTCGAAAGATCGTCGGTTGGAACAGTCACACAGACTTACAAAGCTCATTCGACGCCGCCGCGAACGTATTATCGGATGAATTATGGCGGGAACGAATCAAATTGGAGAGATTGGCAAGAAGTTACTAGAAAAGCGGATTTTGATGCTTTGGAAGGTCGTGTTACCACTGCCGAATCCACCATAACGCAACATGCTGACATGATTGCTACTAAAGTTAGCCAGACGGAATTGGATACAGCGATTGATGGCGTACAGGTTGGCGGAAGGAATTTGATTTCCAATAGTGGATCATTTAAAAATACTTCCAATTGGATGCTAAACGGTGGAAGTAATTTACAGGTAGTCACAAAAGATGGATTCAAATGTCTATCAGCTACAGGTTCAGTTCGCCATGCTGATGTGCCGCTAGAAAATGGAACCGAATATGTTTACAGTGCTGAAATTATGTTCGATATGGATGTTCCAGTTACACAATCAGCGCCTTTACATTATTGGATCAACACACCCGGTCAATCTGGAACTGGCGGCGTTGATGGTTCAGTTACGCTTGAAGGTGGAAATAGAACCATTACTGCCAACACGTGGCACAAAATTGTTTTGCGTTTTAAAACAAAACCAATAGGCGATTTTGTATTAAGACCGATAATATATAAAAATCCTATGCCGGAAACATGGTGGTTAAAATATATCAAGCTTGAAAAAGGCAACAAAGCCACCGACTGGACACCTGCACCTGAAGATGTTGACGCTGAAATAAGCGGAATAGACACCCGCCTTTCCACCGCAGAATCAACGATCACACAACACGCAAGCGAAATCGAATCGAAAGTAAGCTATACGGATTACACCGGAAACGAGATTGCATCACGAATCAATCAGACGGCGACGACGGTATTGTTACAAGCACAAAAGATCGCTCTAGATGGCTATGTAGAAGCAAAGCATATCAAATCCCTAAATGGTCTGAATGTAAATGACCAGTTTATTGTTGATTCGCAAGGAAACGTTTCAATTTCAAACGACAAAGTTACACTTAGCAAAGATGGAATAAAGGTAAAAGATGGCGACTTTATGCTCGAAGATAATGTATCAGAAATGCCGTACAGCATTGTAGCAAAAGCGAATATGGTCAGAGACCATTCGTTCGAATTATTGCTTCGTGACGAATCTACCTATGACTACCAATACCATTGGTGTAATATAAGAATGAAACATATGTACGATAATCATTGGTATTTCGGTGGCAGTCCAAAAGTAGTATTTACAGAATTTGGGGAAGATCCAAATGAATACCCCATTTTCGGTTGGCAGGCTGTTGCGGTTAGAAGTGGATCGTACTTGATGCAAATCATACCAGCGAGCAGAAATGTGACTTATACTCTCTCGGCGCATTTTAAGCGTCATTGGAATACTCCTGTTGGAGGAACGCCGAGACTTGAAGTGTGGAGAGTGGATGCGCTCGGAAATAGGGTTGTGCGACTTGCTGATCGCATTTTTAATCCTGTACCTTCTGATTACAGCGTCGTCCGCCATTCGATAACATTTACTACTCCTGCTGACATGGATCCTGTAGAAAGTATAGAAATCGTAATACACGGTGGCAATAGTATATGGGTTCAATGCGACGGCGTGCAACTAGTCGAGGGGAATCGGGCGGGAGTTTATTCGCCTGATGATGCAACTTGGGAAATCATAAAAGGTGATTATAATGTCACGCCTGACAATCGAGATACTATACTCTGGAATGGGGCAAGTTATCCGAATGGAAGCACTACTATTAGACCAGATAAATATTTGAGTGAGTGTACAAACGGATGGGTATTATTGTGGTCATATTGGGATGGAAGTGCAGCTGGTAACTATCGTTTTGTACAAACTCATGTTCACAAATCGCTGGTAGGCCCTACCGGGTTTCCGGGATTAAGCACATTTTTCCCTATTCCTCTATCAACAACTGGACAAATCGCGGTAAAAACACTTTATATATCTAACGATAAAATCGTAGGACATGACGACAATATGTCGACATTAAACAGAGCTGCTGTTTTGCGTAGAATTTATGAATATTAGGGGTGATAGCTTGAATGTCAATCTAAATGATATAATCGGAAAACTAGGGGTAAAGATAGCTAATCTCGAAATCCAATTGGCTCACGCACAAGCGGCAAATGAGGCATATTTGAAGCGGATAAAAGAACTGGAAGAAAAAATATCATCACAAGAAAAGAACGCTGAATAGGCGTTCTAAAAATGCAAAGCGAGGCGGTGAAGTCGCCTCTAACCGTCTGTTCACAGGGAAAACAGACGGCTATTTTTAGGGTATCAGAAAAATAACAGGGGGAACATGAGTCGTTATCCCTACGATAGAGAGGGGAAATATCATGAGGGAACAATGGTATACAAACAAAGAATTATTCGAGCTAATCAACGAGTTGCAAAAAGATTTCCAAGATCTACGCTCAGAGATGCGGCAAACAAGGGAAGTAATTAAGAAATATAACGGCTTACGCGAAGAATTGGGGCAAGTGAGACAAGAAATCGATCGTATCAAAGCAAAAACACGAGGAAAGCAAATCGTTGGTGATGCCATTCGCAACTGGGGCGGATGGCTTTTTGCTTTGATAACGTTGTTAATTCTGCTCAAAAACAATTTATGAAACATGGGAGGTGAAACATAATGACTCAAGCAATCGTAAGACTCGTTGTGTTGGTGATTTTGCTTGTCAATCAAGCGCTAATCGTCTTTGGTTTGAATCCATTGCCATTTTCAGAAGAACAAATCTATGAGGCTGTTTCTAGCGTTGCGACTGTTGTTGTAGCTCTTTGGGCTTGGTGGAAGAACAATAGCATCACGAAAGAGGCACAACAAGCTGATGCATATATGCAAGAGTTGAAGGATAGAAAGGAAGTGAAATTCTGATGGTCGCTATTAAAAAACAACTCGTCACAAGCCGAGCAAAAACGTATTCCGGCATGAACGGTCGTAAATATATCACAATTCACGAAACAGCAAATACAAGCAAAGGAGCGAACGCTCAAGCACACGCCAATTTGCAATCGAAAGGATTCTCGTCGTCTTGGCACTGGACAGTCGATGACAAAGAAGCGATACAATCCTTCCCACACACCGTTCAATGTTGGCACGCAGGAGACGGTAGAGGTGACGGCAATCTAAATTCAATCGGTATCGAAATATGCGTAAACCAAGACGGTGACTTCAAAAAAGCCGTCGAAAATGCGGCTGAGCTGACGAAAAAAATCATGGCTGAGGAAAATATTCCAATATCGCATGTTGTCCAGCATAACAAATGGAGCGGGAAAAACTGTCCTGCTTTTTTGCGTTCTGGAGAGAAAGGTGTTTCGTGGAATGATTTTATGTCGATGGTGAAAGGCGAAAAAGTGGTTGAAGCCGAAGAAAAGGTTAAACCGGAAATAATCGAAAGATCGAGCGGTCGAACCATCGTAAAAACCATTCAATCCACACTAAACAAACGCTACGGGCTTAATATTGCTGTCGATGGAATATATGGAAACGAAACAAAAGCGGCACTCGTCAAAGCACTGCAAACCGAACTCAATCGACAGTTTGATGCTCGTTTAGTCGTTGATGGCATCTTCGGAAAGAAAACAAAAGCCGCATGCGTCAATGTAAGAATCGGTGCGAAAGGAAACATCACATGGATTATCCAAGCAGTGTTGTATTGTCTTGGCTACGACCCAAAAGGCCTTGACGGCATATTCGGGAGAAACACCGCAAGCGCAGTTCTGGCATTCCAAAAGGCAAACGGTCTTACGCAAGATGCGATTGTTGGAAAGAATACGTTTGGTAAGTTATTTGCATAAAAAATACCCGGCTCATTCGGAGTCGGGTTTCATCTTTGAAACTTTTTCAAATAGAGTATTTACATATGCAATTCCTCCTTGATAAATTTTTCGACATACCATTCAGGGAAATAGAACCCCCTGAATTTCTTATATCGCTCGATAAACTCCTTAACTTCGTCGTTGGATAGGTCATCGCTGACCCACCCAGCGACGTGATGGACACCTCCGAAATCAGGTCGATTGCATAAGACAAGATACCATTTACCGGGCTCGTGATTCCTAAACTCACGATAGCCCCACCAATCGTAATGTTCCCTAACACTTTCTACAAAAGACTCAATATCTTCTTCCCTTTGCACCCTTGCCCTCTTCGGGAAGGATGCAAGCCAAAGGAGTTTCTCCCCTTTTCTTTTCGGCGGTGTTAAAGGGGTAACCTTTGGAAACGTTCCATTGCAGTTTATCGCGAAGGCGTCCCCAATTTTTGCTGGGTATTTTTTTATTTTATCTTTCCATTTTATCCCTAGCTCCTTTCCATTGTATATATATTCTGTGTTCATGCTGTTGCCTAATTTCTTCCATTCTGTATTAATATTTTCGATAAACAGTTTTTGGATAGCCATTTTTCATTCCTCCTATTAATTACAATTTCAAAGTAATTCATTAATTTTATTTTGCTTTTCTAACACCTTAGTCCATGTGTTCGGAAACTCGTTTTCCAAAAAAATCTTTGCTTCTTCGCGAGTGACCTCGTTCTTGAGGTCTAATTTGTTAATTCTAATGATGTGTTTAATCATTTCTTCTATATCTTCAGCCCATCCATCGAAAGGCCGATAACCCATAACAAATGTAGCGGATTTTGTGTAAATTTCATATATTGTGCTGGACCAAATGCCAGCTTTTTTATATTTCATTTCTTTGATTACTGCAACTTTCTTTTCTTCAGCTTCGTGAAACGGGATATACTCTCCGTTCAAGACGAATCCTGCGTACTTTTTTCTCATTCTGCTCAACATCCCATCATTGTAAACGACTTTTTTCATTTTCATTCTTTCATTTCCTCCTCCAGATTTTATTTTTTATTTTGGTGTGCCTATTTAGCAACCCTTCTAGTTTGCAAAAATGTTAAATTCTCTTCTCCTAGGTTTAATTAATTTAATTTACAATTTTATTATAATCAAGATTCACTAATTTGTAAATGAGTTCCTTAGAAAAATTCACAAAAAATTAAGAAGGCTGGTTAACCCTTCTATGAACTTGGTTGAAAAATTCTCATTTCTCGTTCCCGTATCTGTTGAATAACTTCCTCGATTGACCGGCCATAAACTTGTTTTTGTGCGGAGCTAATGTGTGCATTATTAAAGGAAGTGTACCTCTTCGATACCAGGTCCGGTGCTTTAACCACAAATGGAGTGGAGTACTCGCCTCGGGAATTTAACCAGCATGCTATATAATGGAACCTTCGTGTCTCTTCTAGTGCGCTTTCTGGTGTAAACGTAGGGGCCAAATAGTTCTCGAGCTCTCTATAAATTCGTATGTTAGAGTTTTTGAAAATGAACCAGTTCAATGAGCTAGATAGCAGTATCTGAACAAACGACCGATCTTCAATTTGATACAGGTTGTGGAATATAATTAAGGGAGCAAACCGGTACTTCGGACCTTCCGACAAAATGCGTTTGCACAGGTGAGCCAATCCCCGAGTCATAAACTGATGTGGTTCGTTCAATACTAAAAATACCCCTTTATCCCCCATTACATTCATTTTCAATCGTGTAAGGAAAGTTATTAAAACTATCCAATAAACAATGGTTTTAACCGCTTCCTCCCCGAGGTCACGAGATGGAATGCGTAGAATAACTACCTTGCCTTCTCTCATCCATTTATAAAAGTCTACTTTCGGATTAGGGGGTTGACCGAATATAGGCTTCAGGAACTCATCGCCGAGTATTTGTTGTAACCTAACCATAATAGGTTGTGTGATTTGGTTCTGACGCCCTTCAGACAGTTGGTCAAATTGTTCGAGTATTGAAGTATCCCATCCTTTTGCAGATAGTTCCGCAATGATCTTCTTACGATAGCTAGAGGATAAGCACATCAGCTTAATTCCAATCAGGTCACCTTTAACCGCTTTAGCGAACTCTCGGAGGTACTCGGTCGTTTGATGGTTCTCAATATCGTCGCCCATGAGGAATCTTACTAACTCCTGTGCAATCCGATTGCTGATAATCCTATCATTGGACTCACCACTAACTAATGAATGCAGTCCTAAATACGGTGGGTAGTCAAAGTTGCCTAGGTCGATGTCGATAATACGGTCAGCAGGGATGTGGTCCCGCAATGTATTTGCCATTCCGCGATGTCCGACGCGCTCATCAATTACGTCCGGAATGATTGCCCCTATCCCGTAATTACGATTGGCCTCGACTATTAAGTTAATCGCTAGTTGGTCCTTACCCATTCTTGGGGAGCCGATAATTCCACGAGGGGTAAATAACATATCAGGGTCATCAACCGGAATATGGATAGGAATCTCTTCTCCTTTAATTGTAGTGGATCCAGCTAATATACCGCTCTGCGTAAATTCGGAAGCAATATCCACCTCAATACGGTTATTAAACTTCATCCTGTCAGCAAATTCTTGCTGCAGTTCGTGAGTAGGAAGCTGTTCCAATTTGCCCAGCTCCTCGGTGGACATCAGGTTGTACGTTTTATGCGGAGCTTTCCATTCGTTTAACGAATTAAGTGACTGCTTTCCTCGAATGTTTACTTTGACCGGAGCTAGCTTATTATCCCCACTCAGTCCGTCTAATGCCGATTCCACAGACTTTACTAGCATATGTCTTCGGACCGGATCCTTAGAGGTTACGGGAAGGTAGACCTGTGTTTTAAATACAAGAAGATTGGCCTTTTTCTTGCTCTGTGTGGTCGGCCCTCCGTTCGCTTCGATTTTGAAACGGTCGGGGTTGTTTAGTGTAACCCATTTTGTTTCTTGCTCCTTACGTTCACCAGGTTTCATAAAGGATTTTTCAATAGCATTGAGCAGGTCCTTTATAAAGAGGTTTATTTCATTAAACAGTTGCTCTAACATATAAATACCCGACTTAATCATTCGGCCTACGTTCAACCCTCGCTTATAAACCATTTGCCCCTCATTCCATTTTGCCCAGGTATAATCGGTGAACCGCTTCCAACTTAGCGGGCTATAGGAGCTGGTCCTAATAGCAAGTGATACCTGTTCGTGCTCATTCAGTTCATTTGACAGTTTCATTAGGTCTATTAGCGGTGTATGCTGTTCTCGATAATCGTAGCTTAAGGAGAACATATCATTTTGCGTATAAAGAAAGCGGTAGAGATCCGTATGTTCCAGGTCCTCTACCAATTTGAAATCAGGAACCTCTTCTATCTTGCATTGCCTCCACTGTGTAAAGCTATCCAACTTTGAGAGAAAGGTATCAGCAAGTTCCACAGGAAGAACCACTATAAATTCAATTTGCTGACTGGTGACCCTTAAAACCCACCATAGAAATGGTTCTTCCTTTATCCGTAAGTAAAACCCTTTACTCTTTCGTACTAACT